AGTCTTTTGGGCTGCGGCAACAGTTCCCTTGACCTCTTTATAGAGTTCACAGCCTTTGCGAATAGCTGCGACACAGCCATTTGCCATTGCCAGAAGGGTGAGAGGATCAATCTTTTGCTCCTTGTTTATTCAAGGCACACTACTCTGCGATAGCCCGTCTTTCATTACCTTCTCTCAGAAAGGTTGTACTGTCCAACAGCACTTGGCGCAACAACACTACCAAGAGGCGCTGATTGTTGAGAAAGCATACCGCCTACACGTTGCAATAACTCTGGACGCTGGCGCAACAACATATCAATTGCCGCTTGTCCAGCAGGACTGTAAGCTGGAGGAATAAGGCCAACCGCAGGAATTGCTACCTGAGGCTGAGACAACAATCCAAATCCACCAAGAGTAGATGCCGCAATGCGACCTTCTAAAGTTGATCTTGCTGTGTCTCCAAGAACTTGAACTGCTGCATCGGAGATTTCTTGTCCTTTAGCACGACCTTTAGCAAATGAAGTTTTACGTCTTGTTTGATCTTGTTGGCGAACAGCAGTATTGAATTGTTTTGGCGTGAAAACACCATTGTCTGCACCAGAATTAGCAGCCGCTACATTGATAACAGATAAATCACTGTATGCACCATCTATCCTACGCAACTGAGATGTTTGTTTGGGATTCTGGAAATACAATTCTTTCTTGATAACACCAAGAACATCTGTTAAAGCCTCTCCAACTTCACGCTCGGAAGCTGTTGAGCTATTGGCATAGTTGCTTGCTTTCTTACGCAAATCAGACTCAATGCCTTTGTATGTTTGACCATCTATCTTTTGACCAGCAAACTTGCCAAAAACAATATCATTCAATGCTTCAGTAATTTGCGTTCTTTGATTTGAATCCAAACTCTTAGCCTTACTCAAAGAACCAAGAATATTGCTAGTTGTTGTAAAGTTTAAGTCAAATGACATTTTCGACAAAACATCGTCATATTTCTTAGATACTTCGTCAGAAGCATAAGCAATGGCATCTCTGCCAACAACATCAGCAGGTAACTTATCATTAACCTTCTGGAGAGCTTTATTGATTACACCTTTGTTAAAATCAAACAATACTCTCTGTCTTGCATTCTCAATACTTGACCCAATTAGCGGTAAGTTTTGAGAGAACTCTTCGATTGTTTTAAATTGTCCACCAAGAGTTTGACCTATTGTTGGAGTAATCCCAAGATCACGCATGGTTTGCTCTGCTTTAGAGACTAACGGGTTAAGTACTCGACCCGCACCAGCAACAACCTTTTCACCAATAGGGCCAGTAACTGCACCTAAAGCAACTTGTTCAGTCTTCTGTTCGCCAAAAGTGCCTTCTCCAACAGCAGGTTGCATAGCTCCACTAACAGCACCACCCGCTGCCGCTTGTCCAACAGTAGATACACCTCTTGCCCTTGCTAATTGAGCAACTCTTGCCGCAGGAAGTAAACTCACGGGGTTTAGAATGTTGCCACCCAATCGTGCCACATCAAAGCCAGAGCCACCTTGAGCTTCACGTTGAGCCTGATATGCTTGCTCTTCAGCTTTAGCCATTTCATCAAGACGCTTTGCTTCTTCAGAGAAGTATTGGCTAACAGGATTAGGCGTAGTGCCACCTAAACTTGTAATACCCGCTAAAGCACGAGGAAGCAATTGAGCCGCACCAGTGATTGGGTCTTTTAAACCCATCAAGAATCCAGATGAAGGAGGAGCAACTGGTGGTTGAGCAGGTTGTGGTTGCAAAGAACTCTTAATTCTTGCAAGTGCCGCATCCTCACTCAAGCCATCAGGCAACTCATAAGACACACCCTTGTATTCATAAATGGTAGGCATGATTAGTTATCCTTTAATTTGATGGGATTTTGAGGAGAACCAAGAGGTGCATTTATTGGCGCTGTTGATAAAGGCTCATTTTTACCAGCAGAACTTACTTGTTTTTGAAGTCTCTCAATGTTGTTCCTTGTTTTTCTTTCAGCACTCTCTAAAACACGCAACATTGCTTTTGGCTCCATCCTTAAATCGCCAGCAACAACTTTTTGTAGGTATTTCAACTCTTCATTAGAGTCATTACCGCCAAACTGTTGCAATCTAGGAATAACAATTTCACCAATGTTTGCCATGAATACTTCAGTGTTTTCAACCTTTTGTGGGCTTCCAATACCAGTAAATTTAGCAACAAATTGTTTCTCAGGGCCATACGCACCAGCATAGATGCCTTGATTAACTATTTTGATAGCGTCATCAAACGCAGTCTTCAAAGAGAACTGGCTTTCAATATTGGCTACATTAGTTCCAATTACTTCACTAGCCTTTTTAGCTGCCGCACCAGTATCAACATTGATTCCACCAATAGTGACATTGCCGGTGCCTTTACCTGCGCCTTCAACCTTTTTAGTTGCGTATTCAAGCATACGTTTTTGGAAAGGTTCAGTGCCTGGTTTGAGTCCCGCATCAATCAATGTTTTGGCAAACTCAGAGTATTTCTGAATATTAGGGCCTTCATATAACACAGAACCAGTAACAGCATCAACTAAAGAATTTCCAACAACAACTGTTTTATTTGATTTTTCAATAAGTTCTAGGTCTTTAATGTTTCCACTTTTTGCATACAAATCAATGCTCTGCGGAGTATGTTTACCAGCCCGTATTAACTGTTGTAGTGGATCAACACCTTGTTTCTCACGCAACCTTTGTTGTGCCAATGCAACTTCACTAGCGGCCTTACGAGAGATATTTGCAGCTTCTAATGCACCTTGAGTATCTCCAACTTGTTGCAAAGCACTTGCATATTGACCCAAGCCCTCTGGAGTGCTTACATCAAACTGTTGTGCCAAGGCATTGCGTTGGCTAATCAGACGCATCTGAGGGTCTTCTACACCCATCAGACCAGCAAACCCACCAGCGGCACGACCAGCACCAGCTTGGATAGCGGCATTTGCATACTGCATAGGGTCAAGTCGTGCCATAGCAATGGCATCACTCATCCCCTGACGATTGCGCTCTTCCTGATACATCTCAGGACTAACACCAAACAAACTTCCAACAATATCTGTTGCCATGACTGTTCCTTAGAAATTAGCGTTTACATCATCTTTACGGGTATCTGTCCCATAATCTATTGGAAGGCCACCACTGAATAATCCCAATAAATCTGGGAAATTGTTTCCAGTAAATTGACCCAAGGCATTGCCAAACTGAGTGTTTCCACCAGCACCAACCAATGCTCTTGCCAACGGGTTGTATTGCATGGAAGGAAGTCTAGCAACAGATGCCGCAGTGGTTCCTCTGATTCCAAGTTCACCAGCCCTTGCACCAGATGCAGAACTCAATTGAGCCAATTGCTGACTTATTGACAAAGGTTGTTGTCCAAGTTGCTCAAGTGATGAACCAACACCAATACCAGTGCTGAATGGTGCATAAGCACCCGTCAAGCCCTGACCATAAGCACCAAGCAAGTTAGCACCCGTACCCATCAAGCCAGCACCAAACTGAACCTGTTGTTGACCAGCTTGCTGTGCGCCAGCAGCCAATTGAGCATCCTGTTGGGCCAAAGCGTTGTAGTAGGCTTCCATCTCAGGAGATGCCGCCCGTAGACCTTGACCACCACCTGGGCGCATACCAGTGCCACCAACAGATAGACCACCACGACCAGTGTTAAATAGTTGGGTTTGCAGTTGAGCCAATTGACGCTCACGGCTAGGAGCCAACAAGTTCTGTTGTTTAGCCATGTAGTCAGCGGCAACCTGCTCTGGAGACTGAGCCAGATACTGTTGACCAAGACCAAACAAACCTTGTGCGCCAGCAGTTAAAGGAGCATAACGACCAGCCGCTTGTTCTGCCTCAGTCAAGCCTTGACCAGTTAAGGCCATAACTCGATCTTGCATTGCCTTGAGTTCTGGGGTTAACTGATAACCAGCACTTGTCAATTGACCAGTTGTAGGATCAACTTGGAATTGGCTTGTGCCAAACCTTGTGGTTGTTCCAATAGGTCTAAACTGTGCGCCAGGAACCGCCCTACCAGTTGCCTCAGAAATCATCCTAGCTTGTTCTTCAGATGCTTTAGCCGCAGTTTGACCAGCCAAAATACCACCAGCGCCACCAACAGCGCCACCTAAAAGTGATCCTAATGCCTGTTGTTGAGCCGTTCTTTGTGCTGTGGTTAAAGGTCTTACGCCACCGCCACCAGCAGTGCCACTAAGCAATCTTCGCAGTTGCTCAACAGTTAGGTTTCCATACATGGCTGGGTTTTGATTTGTCCCCATTCCACCAGCACCACCTGTTGGATCATCGTAAAACTGTGTATTACTACTATTCATCATGCCTGTTGGATCAGTTGCATAATCAATTGGAGTTCCTTGATAATTGTAAAGTTGATTGTAAAAATCATCTTCTGTTCCATAATATTGACCAGCCCCGCCTGTTGGGTCATCATAGGTTGCCATATTTCCTCCAGTATTTCCAGTAATCGGTGTTTGTGGTGTTGGTGTGGGTATATCAAACCCAGATGTGTCTGAAATGTCTTGTGTGGTATCAAACGCAGTTGTGCTTGGTGGAATTGATGATGTAAGGTCATCAACTTTTATGTTGGAAACACCACGAATCAATGCTTGCTCACCAGTTTGACCAGCAAGTAATCCAGCAGTAGTTCCAGCAGCTACTTGTCCTGCAACAGCAGAGCCAGTTGCTTGTGCAGCAGTGCCACCAGCAAGGCCAGCACCAGAACTGATAATTCCAGACTTAACAGCTTCTTCAGGAGGCTTGCCAGCCAAAAGATTAGTTGATGTACTAGAGACAAAATTATTTATTGCACCAGGGTCACCAACAAGATAGCTTCCAACAGCGCCACCAGCAGCACCAATAACACCAGCTTTCAACGCTTCTTCTGGAGACTTACCTTGAGCAACTTGTAGGGCGGCATTTGCCACACCAGTACCAATTGCTGTGGCATAAGCGGCAAAAGATTGAGGAATAATTCCTGCTGTCAACATCTGTTGACCAATAGCCGAACCAACACCTGGAGCCGCAACACTCAATGCAATTGCCGCAATCAGTGGTGCGTTTTGAGAAAGGCTTAAATCTTTGTCTAGTTGAGCTAATTCTTTGCTTACTGTCTTTTCAACGGGTTGGGTTAGATTTGTTACCTCACGACTAATAGCAGTGCTAGGGTCTATGCTTGCAAAAGAATTTGATAATTGATTTACTGCGCCCATTTGAACCTCACAATTGTTTCGTATGTTCTAAACAATCCATCATCAATTTTTTTGGTTTCAAATGAATATGGTTGATGCTCAAATAACTCAATAATTTTTGGATTGTCGTAGTAAGTGACTGCAAAATCATATTGATTATCTTTTAAATCATCAAAATACTTTTGCATATTAACAATTAAATCTTTTGCTCGTTCTCCATTGATGCAATGAAATTCAATGCCATTTTTTTCAATTTTCTTTGTCAAAATTAGTGTGTCACCATGGCGAACAACAAAGTTTCCTGTTTTTGGAGCATTAATCAATCCATCAAAGTAGGCATCAACTGTCATGGTAAAACCACGATAGTTCTTTGCCAAGTCTTCAGAAAGGATTTGTCGAATTGCTTTCATTAGACAGTGCCGTTAGCCACAATGTTGCCCAACACAGTCAGGTTACCTGAACTGTCAATCTTCATCACATCAGTTCCTGAGTGACGAATAAGTAGATTAGACCCACTCTCAACAAAGCTAAAGTTTGTGAAGGTTCCATCTGCCTTGGTTGCAATGGCAGTGGAAATGTTGGTGAACTCAGTATCAATCTCAGTTCCCTTAACAACCTTGCTTGCATTCCCTGGCGACAAAGCATCTTTAGCCGCAAAGTTGGTGGTTTTGGTGTAATTTGCCATGTTTCTTCCTTAAACCAGTTTGCCATTCTTGGCTTGAATCTCAATCTTTTGAATGCTCACAGGATACCCATTGATCTGCACTTCATAACCCGTCTGCACAGTCTTGCCAGAACCTGATGTTTGACCAACCAAAGTCTGCAAAGAAATACCATCTGAGTAGTAGGCAACAGGAACACCATTCGCCCCATACTCAGCAGTACCATATTCAGCAACAGTAGACTGAGGAATTTGCAATGTGGTGGAGTAATACTGACCCGTGAAGTCATATCCCCACTTGATGATGAAGCCTTGGTTTGATCCACCAATCACCACCACAGCAATGCGCTTCAGGATGGATGTGACATTGGGCGTACCAAGATCAGCATAGGTGGTGAAATACTGCAATCGGTATGTGCTTGCATGGTCAAGGTAAGTGCCATACTTACCCACATAACCATTCTTGCCAATTAGCAAGTCTCCATTGCGTTTAGCAAGGAAAGCAGTTGGAGTGATGGAATCCCACACAGTTACCCGTGAAGAACCATCTTGCAAAGCCGCCTTGGTGTCAAAGCAGTATGTCTGGGTGGCAGTCGGGAAGTTAATCAGGTAGAAAGCATTTGACTCTGAATAGACTGCCTTGATGTTTGCCAATGTCTCAGCATTCACAATCGTCATCAAGTCATCACGCACATTCTTAGACAAGTCCCGCAAAGGGGCAGACTTCTCTTGAATGGTTCTGAGCAATGACCGCACACCACTGTTTGACAAGAAAACCACATCACTGCCTGTGTTGGCAATGGAGTCCCTTGCAATGCAACCAATGTTGCTGATGGTGTCGCTCAGAGACAGGCTTGATGGCGTAGTTGCATTTGCATAAATCAACACTTGACGCTTGCCAAAGATAAACAAGAACCCATTGTGAGCCGCCAACCCTGTAATCTCATCAGACCCATTGGGCCATACCCGTGAAATGTCCAAAGAACCAGCAGTTCCTGTTGACCAGATGTGTCCTGCAAGCAAGTCAGAGAAGTAGACAGTTACAGTGTCAGCAGTGCTACTAGCAGTCCACAAGCGACCATAGGCAGAGATAACAATATTAGTTTGTGGAGCAGTCGCAACATAACCGCTTTTCTCGCTCACACGCCTATATGTGGTGGTACTTACAGCAGGGTCATAGATCAGTGGGTCATAGCCTGACTGAAAGAAATATGTGATTCCATTCAGAGAAGCACAATGCCAGTTACTTGCAGTAATGGTGGGGCCAGTACCTCCCCCCCCATAGGTCAACTCAACAACACTCGCACCACTCAGTTTAAACAGCTTGTTGTTTCCAGCGAACAGAACAGTCAAAGTGCCATCAGTCTGCACCAACTCATGGATGACTGTTACATTGTTTGCACCAAGGTTG